TCCGTGGTAGCGTATATGCCAACATCTATCCGGAAGCAGACGCGCGTGGAGGCACCATTACGGTCGCCCGTAATCTTAATCCTAAGAAGACTGCCGAGTTCCAGAATGCCTTTGCTAATCAGGGCTATGGTATTAATGACAAGGTCGCAGGTAAGATGAAGAACACCAACAAGCGCAACATGTCCACTCAGCGTGCGGTGTATGAAACAATCACCATTCCTCTGCCTACTTGGGTTAAGGTCACATACGAAATCACAGCTCGCACTGAGTACCAGCAGCAACTCAACCAACTCATCACCCCGTTTATTACGATTCCTGGAAACTCTCGGATGCCAAAGCGCATCCATAATGAAGGCCACTTCTATGAGGTTTTCATCCAGGGAGGCTTTACTGACAATGCTAACAAGGCTAATTTAGGAATGGACCGACGCAATTACGAAACCACTATCAATATTGAGGTGTTGGGTTATTTAATTGGGGAAGGTTCTAACCAAGAAAAGCCGCGGGTTGTCCGTCGTGAAAATGCAGTGGAATTTAAGTTCGCCCGGGAAAGAACTATAGTCGGCGACATCCCGGACACTATTAAAGATGGATTTTATAGAGAATAATACCATTGCAACTATTTACGACTATTTACTTTTGAACATTTTTTGTGCATAGGAGAACCTAACGAATGTCAGTCAAAAACTATAGATTTGTATCCCCTGGCGTATTTGTTAATGAAATTGACAACTCGCAGTTACCCGCATCCCCTGCGGGCCAAGGTCCGGTTATTATCGGACGAGCCGCTTCCGGCCCAGCTCTTCGCCCCGTAACGGTTGATTCGTTTGAAGAATTTGTTAACGTCTTCGGCGCCCCCGCCCCTGGTTCTCCCGGCGGCGATGTGTGGCGCGAAGGCAATGACACAAGCGCCCCAACGTATGGCGCATATGCAGCACAAGCTTATTTACGCAACAGCTCTCCTTTGACCTATGTTCGCATGTTGGGTAATGAGTCCCCAAACCGTACCTCAGCCGGCCGCGCAGGCTGGAACCAGACTAATGCATGGGGCCTCGTGGTGTTCGAACCTCGTACCTCCTTCGTCGGCCGCGGCGGCGGCGACACCTTTGAGGGCGCCCTCGGAGCTATCTTCTATGCTCCTAACGATGTGAGCTTCCAGCTTTCAGGCGCCGTCGCTCTGTCGCAGTCAACTCCTGCAACGGGCGTCCCCAGTACGTACTCGGGCAACCGCCAGGGTATTAACTGGATTATCGGCGATAATGGTACTCGTAAGCAGTTTGTCATGGTGGTTACAGGTTCCGATACTGCCGGAGCCGGTAGTCGTACCATCACTTTTAACTTTGATCAAACTAGCCCCAACTATATCCGAAAGGTCTTCAATACCAACCCGCAGCTTACTAACACTTCAATTACCGATAGTAGCATTCGTAAGACGTACTGGCTTGGCGAATCTTTTGATCGCCATGTTGACGCAAACATCACGAGCACCACGCAGACTTACGCTGCTATCGTCAGGCTCGATAACGCCAGCTACGATGGTGCCGACCAGCGCGCCACACTTACAGCGGCACAGACCCCACAAATCATCGCTTGCCGAACAAGCGCCAATGCAACCAAGGTGCCTTTGTTTAAGTTTGTGGCCCTGGGCCAACCCGGAGATTGGAGCAACCGTAACATTAAGATTTCCATCCAAGACATCAAGCGCTCCGGTAACCAGGAAAGCGACTACGGAACCTTCTCGGTCGTCGTTCGACACATCAGTGATTCCGATAATGTCGTTCGTGTCCTTGAACAGTTTGACGGCTGTAACCTCAACCCGAACTCCCTCAACTACGTTGGTCGCAAGATTGGTAACCAGCTTACCACTTGGAACAGCGACGAGCGCCGTTACGTCCGCACGGGTGATTACCCCAACAACTCCAAGTACATCCGTATCGTGATGAACTCCAACGTTGATGCAGGTCTGACATCCCCTGACCTGCTTCCCTTCGGCTTTGACGGCATTGTGCGTTACCTCAACCAGGATAACGCCACTGGTACCGCTGCCCAGGGCGCCCGCATCTCCGGAAGCGACAAGGCTGGCGCATGGCTCACTGGTTCCACTCCATTCACAGCGGCTGGAACTGGATACTCAGGTAACCTTTTCCGAATTCGAGGCGCCACCTTGGCCGCATCGGTTCTGATGCCAGTGCCCGAACTCCGCGTTAGCTCCTCTGACGGCAATCTGCCCCAAAGCTCCAGCGCTTACTTCGGTTATCAGACCACGCAGACTGCGGGGGGCACCGTTTTCGATAGGTCCAACATCGATCTGCTTCGTCCGCGCGGCGGCCTTGTGGGCTCCAACATGTTCACCACCATTAGTAACTTCACAGAGCGCTCCGTTACCTTTACACTTGACGATGTGTCGGGCTCGGCAGGAGTCTGGGTTAGTGGTTCGTTTCTCAATACCGCAGGCCCCGGGTGGTCCCTCACGCGTAAAAACGGCCTTATCGCCGGCGTACTGGATGCAGGCTTCGACCGATTCACAGTCCCAATGTATGGTGGCTTCGACGGTGTTGATGTCACGCAGATGGATCCATTTGCTAACACCAACATGGCCAGCTCCCCAACTGATCGCACAAACTATGTTTTCAACTCGATCAAGCAGGCTATCGATTCGGTCGCCGACCCAGAGGTTGTGGAAATGAACATGGCTTCGTACCCTGGGCTCACACAGGAAGGTCTCACCACCAACCTGGTCCGCGTCTGCGAAGATCGTGGCGATGCACTTGCTGTTATCGATCTGCCTGACTCCTTCACCCCGCGTGCCGAGTCGACGGCGATCAACTACCGCAACACCGCTAACACCGTTACCACACTGGTGAACGGACTTCGGAGCCGTAACCTTAACTCGTCTTATGGTTGCGCCTACTACCCTTGGGTCCGGGCCCGAGACACCATCAATGGTGCCTTCGTGTGGCTGCCACCTTCGGTTGCCGCCATCGGAACCTTCTCCAGCTCGCAGAAGAAGACTCAGGTCTGGTTCGCACCAGCCGGCTTCAACCGCGGTGGCCTGACAGAAGGCTCTGCCGGTATCCCAGTGGTCGACGTTGCTCACCAGCTGCGCCGACAGGATCGTGATGATCTCTACACTGCTAACATTAACCCAATTGCTAAGTTCCCGAACGAGGGCATTGTAATCTTCGGTCAGAAGACCCTGCAGGTTACGCCTTCCGCTCTGGACCGCATTAACACCCGCCGCCTGATGATCTTCGTTAAGAAGCGCATCTCGCAGATTGCTGCCGGCCTCCTGTTCGATCCAAACGTCGACCAGACATGGCAGCGATTCAAGGCACAGGTTGAGCCCTTCTTGGCTAACGTGAAGACCAACTTCGGTCTCTCCGATTACCGAGTGGTCCTCGACCGCACCACAACGACCCCTGAGCTTGTTGATCGTAACATCATGTATGCTCAGATCTTCTTGAAGCCAACCCGCGCTATCGAATACATCGCGATTGACTTCAACATCTCTCGCACGGGGGCTTCGTTCGTAGATTAAAAATAACATGGTGGGGGTCGTTTCTTCGGCCCCCACTATTTAAACTAGAACTTTTATAGGAGACTATGTAAATGCCATTCTGGACCAGCGCCCTTTCCGAGCCAAAACGCGCACATCGCTTTTTGCTTTCTTTACCAAACCTCGTCAGCCCCGACGAAGGATACCAGTACGAACAGTACCTTGCCAAGATGGCCAAGAAGCCATCCTACACGATCAACAGCGTTGAGCACAAGTTCCTTGGCAACACTTACTACTACCCCGGTACCGTTACATGGAACTCCGTTGACGTTACCATCGTTAATGCCATTAACCCAGACGGCAACAAGCTCCTATATGATGCCCTGATCGGTTCTGGCTACCTTAAGCCAGATGTTCAGGAAGACGTCTTTACCAACCCGGCTCAGGCTCCCGGCACCATTAACAAGGCCGACTCCGTGTCGGCTCTCGGCAATGTTATCATCCAGGAACTCAGTGGTCAGGGCGGCCTCGTGGGTGAATGGACACTGAATAATGCCTTTATTCTGAGCGCGACTTTCGGTGATCTTGACTATAATAGCGATGATATCCTTAATATTGACATCTCAATGCAGTATGATTGGGCTGAGTATGTGCCTGGTCCTGCAGTCGCAGCCGCCGCAGGAGCATAAACTAGAAAGAAGGTGATATTTGTCACGCAAACGAAGAAATAATCAAAACCGAGTGAGCGCTCCCCAACCGGATGCGCCCACACCTCGCTCCCCCGCAGGGGACCTCCTGTCATTTGTAACACCTACCGAGTTCGTCGAACTGCCTAGTAAAGGGCTGTTCTATCCAGAGGAGCATCCTCTCTGTGGCGAAACTGTGGTAGAGATCAAACACATGACAGCCAAAGAGGAGGACATCCTCACATCAGAGGCTCTTCTAAAGAATGAAATGGCAATCGATCGACTGTTAGAGTCGGTCATCATTAATCAGGACATCAAAGTAGATGACCTGTTAATGGGAGATAAAAATGCAATCTTGATCGCTACCCGTATTACAGGCTTTGGCCCCTTCTATGAGGTGACCACTACTTGTCCTGCCTGCTCTGTAGCTTCCCCGCACACGCTCAATCTTGAAGACCTAGAGGCCGCCACTACTAGCATCCCTAAGGGGGTCACGGACGAAGGCGGAGGAGTATTCTCCTTTGAGTTGCCTAAGTCTCAGGTCCGAGTGCACGTGCGACTTCTGTGTTCCCGCGATGAAAAGATCCTCACCAAGACCCTGACACGCAAAGCATCGAACCCGATCACTGGCATGTTGAATCTTATCGTTGTCCAAGCCAATGAGGTCACCGACCGAGAGCAGCTCCAAGAGTTTGTCCAGCGTATCCCTCTCCCCGATGTAAAGCATCTCCGTGATACCTATGAACTTATTAAGCCCGATATCGACCTTCGTTTTGACTTTGAATGTCCCCACTGCCACGAAGAAGGAAAGGTGGGTATGCCAATGACGGCAGCGTTTTTTTGGCCTAACTCCTGAGTACCAACAGGGCGTCTATGAAGAGTTCTTTCTTCTTAAGCACCATGGGGGTTGGTCCTTCACCGAACTATATAACCTCCCTGTTGTTTTGCGTCGATGGTTCCTAGAACGTCTATCGAATGAATTTAAAAAGCAGCAAGAAGACATGGAGAAAGCACGAAGAAAGTAAGTTCTTTCTTCTTTTAAACTATTTACAGGTGTAGAGAGGGGCCCCCAATGAAAAAAGATATCGTTCGAGAACCTATAAACTTAAACAATCTTGATAAGCCGCTTACGGAGATTGTCTATACTAAGTTCTCCAATCAAGTCCGCCGCGCACTCTTGGATTTGTACTATGGCGGCTTTGACATACCTATGCGTCTTCTGGGGACCACATCTCAGATCGATTCGTTCATGAAGACTTTGGGACGCGAGAAGCGTTATATGGACTCCTATGTTAAGAACGGTCTCAACGATCCGAAAACCCTCTCTTCCAAGGCAAAGCTCTCACGTTCCGTTAAGACCTTTGAGCGGGAAACAGGCTTAAGGTGGCCATTCAAAAACTAGGGATTTATAAATGGCGACAGAAGAAGAAAATGAATTAACCAGGGAACAGATTAGGTTACAAGAACGCCTCGCGCTGCTGGAGAAAGAACGCCTCCAGACCCTTGCGGAACTCGAGACAGCCGATGCCAAGCAAGCAGCGGCAATCAGCGAATACAGCAAGCAGTCCAATGAGGCCTTCAAGGCCACAACGGATCTTAAAAACGCACAGCTCGCAGCAGCTAAGGCACAGCTCGCACTCGCCCGGGCCCAAGGCAACACAGAGGAAATCGAGGAAGCTAAAGAGCTAATAAAAGAAACGACACAAGAGCTTAATGAGCTTAATAAAGCCCAAACGGACGCCGAGGACGCAGCAGCAGCCGGCAAGGAAGCATTTAAGAACCTCGCCGGTTCCTTTCTTGAAGTATCCGGGCCCCTCAAGGGGCTAAAAGGCTTCCTCGAAGGAGGCACAGACAGTCTAGGCGGATTCGCAGCCGCTGCAATGGAAAGTGTTCTGACCGGCGACCTGTTTATAAACATGAGCCTGAAGATGGCGGACAATGTTCTTCAGTTTGCTAAGGCTCAAGATGAGGTTATCTCGAATTTTCGAAGGCAAACGGGCGCTGGAACAGAATTCAACGATGTTATTCGTAATACCGAACGCGCTACTTTTGCTGCCGGAGGCACCCTCGAAGATGCTGCATCAGCTGTTACTGCATTAAAGAATACCTTTACCGATTTTACTTATGAGAGTGAGGCGTCCCAAGAAGCCCTCACAGCAACCAGTGTTCTGGTGAGTAAGCTCGGTATGGGTTTTGATCAGCAAGCTTCGGTCATGCAAAAGGCCACCCAGAATCTGGGAATGACAACTCAAGAAGCTGCCGACTTCATGGTGGGAATGGCTGGCGATGCTCGCTCCCTAGGAATGGATGTGTCCCAGATGGCATCTCAGTTCGATGGGGCGACAGATTTCCTCGCCCGCTTTGGGAAGGAAGGATCGGAAGTGTTCCGCGACCTGGCAGTACAAGCTAAGTCTCTGGGTATGGAGGTGTCGCAGCTCACTGGTATTGTTGATAAGTTTACTACCTTTGATGATGCCGGCCAAGCGGTTGGTCGCCTTAACGCCATCCTAGGTGGCCCATTCCTTAACTCTATCGACATGCTTAACGCGGCTATGGAGGATCCCACGCAGGCTATTCAAATGTTGCGAGATAGCATTGGCCAGGCGGGCGTGTCTTTTGAGGATCTAGGTTCCGCCGAAAAGATGGCGTTTGCAAGTACCCTGGGTATGTCGGTGAGCGACATGGCAAACTTGATGGGCAAATCCAATGCTGAGTTAGAATTGCATCGCTTGGAGCAAGAAGAGCTGGCAGCTCAGGCCGCGGCAACGCAGAACATCACCGAAAAACTTGACAATGCAATGAAAGCCTTTACGATCAATCTTGGCCCCGCAGTGGACGCTTTGGTGCCACTTATTGACGTTTTGGGGGGTGTAGCGCAGGCAATGGGGAACTTCCTCAACTCCTCGGCTGGAATCCCCACCTTCCTGGGCCTAATGGGTGCTCTTGGCGGCGCTGGAATTGGCATGGCACTCGGCATGTCCGCAGCGCTCCAGGCTGCGACCGCAGCAATTCCTGTCGTGGGCCCGGCCCTCGCCGCGGCACAGGGGGCGATGGTGAGAAAGTTTGCAATGAAAGCTCTTGCTTACGCAGCCGGCGGTGCGCTCGTTGGCGGTGGCATTGGTGTAGCCGGCGGTGTTGCACTAGCTGGAGCCATGGGCACCCAGAGCGGCGATACTGCAGCAGCTGAAACCGTGCCTCGCTTTAAGAATGGGGGCACCGTCACAACTCCTCAAGCCGTGGTCCATCCCGGAGAAATGGTTATCACCGGCGGGCAAGGATCCGAGGTTATATCCCAGAAAGACTTCAAAGAGTTGCTCGACGGGATCAAGACATTGGCTGCAGGCAATGGTGGTACAAACCAGGTTGCAGTCTATATAGGTCAAGAGAAGATTGATGAGATAGTGGTCAAGGCACTAGACTCCGAAGCGGGTCGAACAGTGCTTTCGCCCTACTCGATGGTATAGGAGAGGTTAAATGGCAAAATCGTTGAAAACTGCACCCAGCCTAAGAAATTCGCCCTTCTTCACAATTTACATCACCCATTTGCCTACCAAAAAAGCAGTGACATTCGAAGGATGGGTTACTGAATTCCAGGATAATTTTGGCCAAACGTGGAATTCCGAAACAGTGTATGGACGTATGGACCCTTTGGTTACTTATCAAAATACAAACCGACGAATCTCTTTAGGGTTTGATGTAGTATCCGACTCGCACACCATGGCCAAAGAAAATCTTGCAAAGATTAATCAGCTCGTTGAATTTCTTTATCCGGTCTATGAGGAAGGGGGGCGCAATCAGACGAACGTTCTCGAAGCTGCACCCCTCTTGCGCCTGCGCTGGACAAATCTTATATCTTCCGCGGGTTCCGGGCAAGGCCTCGTTGGGCACATGCAAGGCCTTAACTATGCCCCTTCTATGACAGACGGCGGCTTTATTCACCAGGATGCTCAGATAGTGAGCGAAGAAGAAATCGATACGGTGCCCGTATCGTTTGAAAACCCAGAAAAGACAGATGGAGAGGAGACGACCTACGAGGTGAATAAGGTAATTACCAGACAGTATGTACCAAAGACAGTATCCCTCAGTTTTGAGTTTATAGTGCTTCATAATCATTTGGGTGGATGGTATAGGAATGCCGCCGGCCACTATGTCTTTGGTTCTGATGAGATAAACGGAAAGTTCCCCAATCAAAATGCTTTTAAGGTTGGCACCCAAACGGATACGAAGAAGGTTTTAACTTATAGCCAACGCGGATTCAATGTCACGGAGGGCACGATCGACGAGAAGCCTGCCGCTTTAGCTGACCAACAGGAAATCCTGCAGGGAGACATCTCATAATGCCTGTGCGCTATGACAACCGAGTATTGCTGCTTAATGATGATGAGATCTATGAGAAGTTCTTCGACAAGAGGGGACGTCAGTCTATTCGCCAGTGGAGCACGGGCCGTCTAAGTTACCCTACGGTTGCAGACTTGCGCGGCATGACCCGCAGTCAGCATATTTGGAAAGCCGGCGATCGATATTATAAACTCGCCATCCAGTATTATGGAAACGCCCAGTATTGGTGGGTCATCGCCCTGTTTAATCAGAAGCCCACAGAGGCCGACGTTAAGGTGGGAGATCGTCTCGAAGTTCCATTGCCTCTGGAGGCCATTCTCCGGGTGTACAATAGGGATTAATAGATAATGGCCTCATCCAACCCCAATCAGCCGGCCGGCACCCTAGCTTACGATGAAGGCGCTCTGAAGTCCTTCTATGCGTTGTGTCGGTCTTACTCAGAAATTAAAACCTATGAATCTGCACGCGCCATGTTCTTTGAGGACTATGGAGAGTACAAGACGGAGATCCAGGAGGTCTGGCCAGAGATCAATGAGGCGAGCGTCTGCGAGGTTTATCTTGGCCCCCCTTATAAGTCGAAAGGGATCATCAATGAAAATCAAGATAAATTCAGCACTGGCACATATTTTGATTATGACTTTACTGAATTTAAGAAGATCGGTCTTCTAACTGGTGTCAACCCCCGCCATCTTCCCGAATACCGGTTTCAAAAAAAGGTAGGCCCAGCCGCCAAACTCCTCGACGCGGCGAACTATGGTAATAGGGCCGGCTGGCTCGACCTCAACTGGAATACTGATGAGAATGGAGGGTGGAATTTGGCCAATCTTGCCGCTGACTTGGCAGGCGGAGCATCGCAAGCGGACCAGTATCCTCCTCCTGCCGCGTGGCAAGGCGCGACTTCCGGCAAGGTGGCGTTTGCAACACAAGGCGGCGTCACGGACCTCAGCCTCGACGTGAGCAATGTAACTAAGAATGTTGGCAAGATCATCACCAAAGATGTCTCACAGAACGACAATCTCTATTTTATTTCCCCGGGTATTCTTAACGCTTTGGCCCGTTATGGTGTCTGGTCCCGCAATGACGATACCCCTGAATCAGGACAGTACGCCTATCTTTACGGACAGTTGATGCAAATCCTTTTTGACATGTGTGCCGGGCTGCCTGGTTTTAATGAGCATCGAGGCGCTGGATGGATCCCTGGTCATCCGGGGCGTGAAGACGGCGACCCGCTAGCTCATGTATATCTTCTCGCTAAAGAGTTCATTACAGACCCAGAAACCCTTATTGAACACCTAGACGATCCTAAAAGTCATCCCAATGCGGATTACCATTGGCTGGACCCCCAATGGCGTCTGACTCAGCCCGATGTCGAAGCCAATGATAACCAGCCTTTCAAAGGGTTTCAAGCCAAAGCGTGGGGTGAAATCTTGGCAAGCGATGCATCGAGGTTCGGCCCCCTCGCCATCATCACCGCGACGGTCCAGACAGCCCGGGCGGCCGCGACCGGAGAGACGGACACGTTCACCTATTTTGAAGACACCCCAGCTCAGCCTGTTCCGGGAATTATGAACCAGTCAGATTATGTTTTGGTGGGTATATACGGTGACGACGCCCAAAACTTCAAGGCAGCCTCCGCGTTCCTGAGTGCTAATGTGACGGAGCCAGAGGACCAAACCATCGGCATCACCGGAGGGCTCGTGGAAGCCATCGTCAACGCCCACATGGGATTTTTGGTATACAAAGAGGGAGACGCAGGACGCGTCAGCGACAAATTTACGTTATATACCGGCGAGGCTGCTCCGACCGTCAATCATACTCAAGAGATCGCCCCCGTTTATAGCGGCTTGGAAGCGTTTAAGAGAGCCCGCCTGCGCCGCCGGCAAGATATTTTCCAATTCTTGGAGCTCGCCGAGGGAGAAAGCCCCGCTCAGGCTGACAGCGACGATGCTGATACGATGGCGCTGCGCCGGCAAGCGGCCAAGGAGGCGCAGTTGGAAGCGGCGGCTAACCGGCGCCCCCTGACCCCCACAGATATTCAGTGCTATTTGTTAGAAAACATTCGTCGTCTGTCTAACCGGACCGGCGCTCTGGCCCCCACATACAAGCACATCATACCGCTCGGTACGAACAACCAGCCGGGTCTCGTCCGGAGCCGTTTAAGTAACCGCTTGGATTTCAATCAGGCTCGCGAATTCCTGTCGATTTGCCCCGAAGTGCAGGCAGCGCTCGTTCCATACTTTAAGCTTTATCGAGTCGATTATAATAATAAAACCAAAAAACCCATTGCGGAAAAAGAAATAAAGATTCCTAATTTTGTAGAAGATGATGACCTGGAGGAGTTCATGGCCCCAAATGGGAAGGGTCGTCTCAATGGCGCTGGCATGAAGAAGTTCACCTGGAGCTTGGATGGTGTGCAGCCGGCTGAGGTTGACAACAACATTAGCGCCACCCTGGAAATGTATTTCCAATCTATCAATGATTTCTTCAATGCAGATCAAGCCGGACTGAAGGAGGCATCCTTCCTGGATTTGATTATTGCGTCCCCGGGCCTTGATGAGGACGAGGATCAGGGCGCGGACCCCAAGGTCAAAGGTGCTACATGCCCTAAAAAAGACGCATCAGGCCATCTAAGTCGTCGCTATGAGGGCGCCAACTTCCGCATCAAAGTAGTAGCCGGCTGGAGTGTGCCCACTAATTTTAAGAACATGTTCCCTGACATGACGGAGCATCAGCGCAAGGACCTCCAGAAGGCCCTGCAAACGCAAAAAATTGTGTTATACCTACAACAAACCCGCCATAACATTAATCTTGGCCAAGACGGAACGGTGAACCTCACAGTTAACTATCAGGCCGCCCTCTCCGGCATTTTAACAGCTCAAGGGGCTGATATTTTTGCCGCCCGCAGTGCAGAAGTTAATGATCGATTAAAAGAGCTAGAGCTGGAACAGAAAGAGTTGCGGAAACAAAAAAGCGAAAAGGCTAAGGCCGCCCTTAAGGAAGCTTTGGAGGAGCAGAAGAAGCTTGAGAACCGGGATAAGCTACAGAAATATCGCCAGTTGCTCATGGGCCTCTTCCGCGAGGGTAAGATTTACAATTTGGCCCTCGATCGTCAGAATTTTCTCGAAGCACCCATCGGCTCACTCGACCCCGAATCTCGTGCTCGCCGGGCGCTGCGTAACCAAAAACGAAACTTGGAGATTACAACAGGTTTTGGGCCCGAGAATAACATTCTTCTCGAATCCATTTCAGATGCGATTAATCAAGGCAAAACCGCAGAGGACGCCGCGAAAGACACCTCAATTAAGGGTACCAAGAAATATGATCTCCTGGGCGACCCAAAGAATAGGTCCTCCGTCTTTTTAAGTTCATATTTTTATCTGGGCGACTTGATCGATAATGTGATTGAACAAATTAAACTTAATAACGACGGCGTACCTCTTGACTTCAAGATGTATCTTTCTGAAACAGCCATGATCGATCCCCTGCAGGCCTTCAAGATTAAGAACTTGGATCAAATTCTCCAATGTGGTCAAGACGTACGGGACGCGGCGTTCCTCACTGCTCTCTATGAGTCAGATCCGTACAACTTCAGCAAAGAGATGGGAGTTACCCAGCTAATGAACATTGGAGATATCCCTATTTCATTGGATGCTTTCCAGATCTGGTTCAAGGATAAGGTTGTTAAGCCAGGTAAGGAGCGTTATTATCTTTTGCACTTCATTAAGGATATTTGTGCCGACTTAATTACGGGAGCACTTTCCTCTGATTGTTTCGGCCCCAATTTGCGTTTTATCCAACGATTCGACGCGGTTCCTGTCCAGATTGATCGGAAAACCCGCTCCGGCAAGCCCGGCCGCAAATTACCCCTTCGCTCCCTGGTGGGCGCCACACAGCGTGCTAACGACCCTTCTAAAGGTCCCGATCAAACTCTGCCGGGCCTCGTTTTATTATCCACTGACAGTAAACCAAAGAAACTATTGGGGATGGACAGCTATGACTCCGACCTCAGACAAGGAGTTTATCATCACTATCTGGGGAGTACCTGTGGGTTGGTGAAGAGTATTAACTTTGTGCGGTTTGATCAACCGTATCTTCGCGAGTCCAGGATTCAAAAAGAAGGCGCTCTGGGTGCAGAACAGTTGCGAGAGCTTTACTCAGCCAACATAGAACTCTATGGCAATACACTCTATAAGAACGGTAACTACATTTATATCAATCCGGCTCTTATCGGCGCCACTGAAGAAAAGCTTAATACTCTGGGCCTTCATGGATACTACCTTGTCACAGGCGTCAGTTCAACCATCTCCGAGTCTGGATTCAATGTGAGTGTCGCGGCGCTATATGAGGGACAGACCTTTAGGGACAGCATATTAATTAGCCCTGAGACTTTTGAGGGGATTCAAGCGGAGGAGGAGCCATATCGTCGACTCGACCGGCTAGAAGCT